TATCCATACACACTAGCACCCACAGAGAATGCAGTGAAGTTATCTAAGACAGTTGTATCGTTACCAATTTATCCTGAGTTAACAGATGCTGAAGTCGAGATTATCAATGACACCCTTTGACACCTATAAAATATATCTTGCAATGAAGAGTCACTTCACCAGAGAGAAGTATGATTACTTTCAGTATGGTGGTAAGACTAATGCTAGTGTAGATTCATTTTATAAAAGAAAGGACAGATATTTTTTCGAGAAAACATCAAGGAAGTATCCAGATGAGGAGGTCAAACAATTCTTTGTTGCTAATTTCGTAGAGTCAACTGATCCCCAAAGTCTTTGGATAGGGACGATCGCTAGGACAGGTGATGCAAACTACTCAGCATGGCAGAAGAGACAGCAGAGTTTATATTATAAGTTTACTCAAGAGATAGATGAATTATGTAAAGTTCCTTTTGCAGAGTGGTTCACAGGTAAAGGTCATCCACACATACTCAAGTGTCATCTAAGAGATGAGTTGAGTATTGAGAATATGATAATTTTAGATAAGGTCTTTGGATATAAGAAGAACTTTGATAAGACTTTGACTGACCCTGTATGGGAGAAAATTAGTATGAAAATGCATAAGTATTCACCGTTTCTAAATATTGATATATTTAAATACAAAACTTACCTAAAGGAACAACTGTATGAGTAAATTCTTCAGATCACAGATCATTCAAGAAGAAATGCAGGATATATTTGAGACACAGAAAGACCTTTATGCAGTCATCATGAAGTTTGCAACGATGACTGACGAAGAGAAGAAAGAACATATGCAAAAACTTATATCACTTATTGATAAACAAGAAGTTATGTGGACAAGGTTATCATTGTCAGATGACCCAGAAGCAAAACAAATGAAAGAAAAAATCCAGATGACTTCTGCTGCTATGGGATTCAAAGAAGTTAATATGAACACAATCTTCAATAATATGAGACAGACACTAGAGAATTTGTCTAGTAAATTACATACATAATATTATATTACTCATTAGTATATGTTATCAACAGCATACCGCCTTCGGTTGGAAGGCATTTGCAAGTCAATTGCAGCAGGAACAGAAGTTAGTATGGAAGATATGATATGGGCACAGAAATTGTCGAAAGCAAATACATCTGCTAGAGGTATGTTGAATACAGCAAGAAGAATGAGAACAAATCCTAACGATTCTTTTCTGAATAACTTGAATATAGGAGACCCCGATTCAAGTAATCACCGTAGGGGTTTCTATAAACCAGAAGATGTGGTAGACTGGTTTCATCAGGACAGACCTGACGATTGGAGGCAAAGAGACTAATGCTAGGTTTAATACTATTAATTTTATGTATTCCTTTTGTTGTGCTGACACTATTTTTTGGCACGAAAGGAGGATTTTATGATAGTGATAACTATGATGGACATGGAACTGCTCACAAGGTTTTAGTTGATGATGATTAATGATTTTTTAGACAACCTTGCTGCAGATCAGTATCAAAAAATGCATAAGGAAAAAACACCTGTAGAGAGACTACATGACGACATCAGGAAAGATCGGGAAATCAACAAAAAAGACTTGAACTTACCTAAATAGTATGTTACAATAATCTTGTTGTATGCAAGGTGTTAATCCACCGATTTACTCAATCCGACGAATCCAACTAATCAAACTAATGTCATTCGCAAATCTAAAGAAACAGTCACGACTAGGCAGTCTCACTTCTAAACTTACAAGTGAGATCGAAAAGATGAACAAAGGCACTACTAATGGTGCTGATGAGCGTCTTTGGAAACTAGAAGTTGACAAAGCAGGTAACGGTTATGCTGTAATCCGTTTTCTTCCTGCACCCGACGGGGAAGAACTTCCATGGGCAAAGGTATGGTCACATGCTTTTCAAGGTCCCGGAGGTTGGTACATTGAGAACAGCCTCACCACACTAGGTCAGAAAGATCCAGTGTCGGAGTACAATAGACTACTATGGAATAGTGGTAGTGATGACGATAAAGATCAAGCAAGAAAGCAGAAGAGAAAACTCTCATATATCTCAAACATATATGTTGTAAAGGATCCTGCTAATCCACAAAATGAAGGTAAAGTATTCTTATACAAGTTCGGTAAAAAGATCTTTGATAAGATAACTGCAGCAATGCAACCTGAGTTTGAAGATGAGGAAGCAATTGATCCATTTGATTTCTGGCAAGGTGCTAACTTCAAGTTGAAGGCAAAGAACGTTGCCGGTTATAGAAACTACGATTCAAGTGAGTTCACAAAGACCGAAGCATTATTGGATGACGATGATGCATTAGAAACCCTTTGGAAAGGAGAATTTTCATTGGAAGAATTCACAAAGGCAGATCAATTCAAGTCCTATCAGGATTTAGAAAAGAGAATGAATGCTGTATTGAATCCATCTACTGCAAGAAAAGCACTCGATCCTGAAACTTTTGACGAGCAAGAGGAAGTTACCCTCAAGTCTCGTGAGCAAGTCAAGGAAGAGGCAAGTGTCGTAAAAGAACCAGTTGCTGTGGCAGCAGGTGAAGACACTGATGATGCCCTTTCATATTTCCAACGTCTAGCGGAGGAATAATATGGCAGGATCAGACCTACTTGCAGCAGCAAGTCTCAACCTCAATGAAGCATGGAACATGTCATGGGGTGAGGGTATTCAATTCCTAATCGTATTGATTATCCTATACTATGTCAAGAAACGTATTGATTTGCACTTCGCAAGAAAGACTGCAAAGAATACTATCTACAAGGTCAAAATTGTAGAAGGTCATATCGACATTGATCATGGACACATAGAGTCCATAGACCACAACCATGTCGAGGGTGATGTCAATACACATGCGAAACAATGGTGAGCAAAATCGACTTTTAGTTTCAAAAATACCGGAAAAAAAACTCCGGTATTTTTTTTGTCTTAAGGTTTTTATCTAGGTGACAGTATTCTAAGATTGTCGCCTTTTTTAGTGCGATTATCGATATATTGTGAACTATTGGTATATCTCATTACCTCTTTCATATCCAAAAATACTTGTGTTAGATAATTCGTTCTAAGTAAATATATGGTTCTTTTGGCATCATTCTTATTGACTTCATATTGGTAATTAGTAACTTCACCCACTACCTGAGTTCCTGATAGAGTTACATTACCTGTTGTGTTAAGATAACTGAATTCAAATGTAGAATCCACTTCTAAACCCTCACTAAGAAGTAACGAACCATCTACAGGATGAGTTATCTTTTTGGTTTCATAATGATGCACTTTATCGAGTTGTTCTTGAGTGTATTTGTTATCCAAGTAACGATTTAGATCTGAATCAGACATTGGCCATTCATCACGAATATTCAATATGTTGTTTGATAATAGAACCACCCAATCAAGGTTTGGATCTTTATATGCCTTGAATGCTACATTATCAGGTCTATCATCACCTTGTATTGCAAATTCTTCAAATGCCACTGCATCACGAAATATATCATCACGAATTTTTGCACGTTTGAATAAATTTTTAGATTTTACAAAATCAGTACTAGAATTCCTGTTATCTGTAAAAGATGGTAGTAAAATATCGGGAAATTCGGTAAAGTATGCCATTAGAATCCTGTGTCCTCCAGTGAAATTGGTTCAAATCCTCCTTCTCCTTTAGGATTTCCGAATTCATCAGAGAAGTCCCCAAGAGTTCCCGCTTCAAGTTCATTGAGGTAATCACTACGGAATATTGGAGTGAGTTCAGTAAAGTTCAAATTCATGATGGTTCTAACCGGTGATGACCCTGCTGAAGCGTCCTCATATGATTGATATACTCCATCAGGGGCATAATTTATCTCGCATGTTGTGAGTGCACATATTTTATGTAGTGGTAGACCCTTTATTCTTTGTCCTTCATTTGTTCGGTATCTAATTCTAAAGATATTTGGAGATCCTAAAAATATCCTATTTTCTAGAGATCTTCCCGGTGCCATACCTTGTTTGAAGAATCTTTGTATTCTTCTCATTACAGAAGCATCCAATTCATCATTTGGTGCAAAATTAAAGGAAAAAACAAAATTTCTCAATTTAGGACCATTGAACAATAGTTCTAAATTGGGGTTTATGACGGTTCCAACTGTTCTTGCCAACATTTGATTTGCATCAACTTGTATTCCTACTCTACCTAGAGCAAATTGTGATATTACAGCAGAAATTGCTTCTCCTGTGGGACCACTAACTTTTCCTTTTTTAATATCATTCAAAACTGCCTTTATATCTCCTCCTATACTACTAAATGCACCTCCAAAGTTTCCATCCATGACTGCTTGTCTTACTGCATTTTGAGAAGACATAAATGCTGCCATTTCTAGAGGATTTGCTCTTCCATTTCCCCATGCAACACCATTTGAAAAACTAAGATTATTTGGAATTGGCAATTTTACCATACCTAAAAAGGTTCTTAGTACAGAATTTCTTGTGACTCCTGATAGATATGTGGAATCTCTATTTTCCTGATTAGTCAAGTCTTTTAGTTGTTCTCTCTGAGGTGGTTTATATGAAAATTGTTCTAATATTATATGATCT